CCTATCCCTGTGTGCCTTGGCAGTCTCAGCCTCTCTATGGGCAGTCGGTGATCGGGGAGCTTGGCAACGGCGTCTTCCAGCAGCACCTGGCCGCGCACGATGGCGCGCACCTTGGCCACATCGATCACCGAGCCGACGAATTGCGGCAGGCCGGCACCATAGTCCGGGTGCCACAGGTATTCGCCCGGGTTGGTGAGAAGCCGGCGCAGGATCCGCTGCTGAGTCCGCGTCGCGCTCGACACGCCCAGCAGGTCGCCTGTCGCCGACAGGTTGAGGTCCGACCCGAAGAATTGGTAGAGGTCGTTCATCATTCCGCCTGCACGATTGAAGTTTGGGTATTGGATCCAGGCGTCGTCGTCGGCACGCCGGTATTTCCGCCGCCGTTACCGTTTGAGTGCACATGGTTTGTCGCCCAGGTCGCGAAAGCGGAGTTCAAAAGGGCTTTGAGCGCAGATCCGGCGTTTTGCAGGGCAATCGACGCGGCCTTGATGACTGCGGAGCCGGTGACATTGGCCGTTAAGTTGCCGCCCACGGTCGCCGTCAGATTCCCGGAGCTCGCGACTTCCACGCTCCCGTCGTTGTGGAACTTCAGGAGCGAACCGGACTTGTGCACCAGCCACAGTTCGCCGCCGGAGACGGGCAATGGCCGGTCGATGTCGTTGTAGAAGCGCAGGCTGACGTACCCAGCCTCGAAGTCGTCTTCCTGGTAGTTCACGTCGACCAGGTCGCCGATCGTCGGTGGGCAAAACAGCCCCCAGCCATTGCCCACCCAGGGGGACGCGATCGGGAGCCAGCCGGTCTCGGTGTCCTCGGGCTGGATGCGCACCTTGGCGCAGTAGCTGCCCGGGTCGTAGCTGCTGACGAGCCCCATCCGGACCTTGGCGCGCGAACCGCCGACCATTTCGGCCTGGGCGCGCACGGCGTTGAGCATGCGTTGCATCATGGCGCCACCACGCTTTCTGGGCTGTGATTCTTGGCGTTGACCGTCATCGCGTACCCATCACTCAGGCTCATGGTTCGGACAATCGAGTCCGGGTAGTAGATCTGGTCGAAGGGTGTCGCGGTGCCGCGCACCTGGATCACGTCCGTGGGCAGCAGCACGTTGTCGGCCGGCAGCGTCGCGGTCATCTTCACTTCGTGTGCGGTGATCTCGCGCAGCTTGTTCTGGGCAAACTGCAGCGCCTGCTCCGGTGTCAAGCCCGGCACCGTGAAGCTGTAGGTCTGGGCCTCTCCGATGGGCTGCGCCGCACCACTGAGAACCGTGTTCTTGTTGTGGGTGGCCTGGGCCTTCTTCGTGAAGCCCTTCTTGTTCTTCGCATTCCAGCTGCGAACTTCGACGATCACATCCTTGGCCAAGGTCAGGTTGCGGGCGAAGAGGATCGTCTTGCCGTTGAACCCTGGTGCAGCGTTGTCCGCTGTAGGGGGCGTCCACTCCAATACGTAGGGGTCGGTGCTGGCACTTGGCATCGGCTCGAAGTGCAGATCCTGGCCGCGCACATAGACGACGTACTGCTCCTGGTGGGCCAGCCACGTGAGCAGATCCCACTCGCTGCGCTGATGGGTCAGGCGCACGTGGTCGATCTCGTAATACTTGCCAGCCTTAGTCTTGGTGGCCGCTACCTTGGGGTTGAGGCCGTGCCGCTGGGCGATCTTGGTGACGATCTGCGAACTGGTCAGGTTTTGCCACTTCTCCGTGGTCTTGTTGTCGATCAGGTCAGCGGTCAGATCTCGGCCCGACAGCTCGATCAGCGTGCTCGTTGGGTCGTAGGTGATGTCATCCACCTTCCCGTAGAAGAGGCTGTCCAGCTCTGCGGCCGAGAATGCCGCCGGGTCTGCCGGGAACCCCGCCAGTAGCTCGACAGTGATCGCGCTCTGTGACGCGAACCATGCCGGACCGTAGGCCGCAGGGAGCATCGAGGACGCGAACCGAACCCGGAAGGTGTCAGCCTGGTAGAACGTGTTGTTGTCCACCTGCCAATCGATCCACCCGGGCACCACTTCGCCATTGAGCTTGACGAGCCCGCGCGGTGCACGCGCCTGGGGGATGACTGGCAAGGTGTTACGCACTCAAGACTCCGCCGGAGTTGTCCGGGTTGGCCGGTATGACGAGGGTGTTGACGCCCGTCAACTGGGCGTCGGTCAGGTTGTTGGCGCGGGCAATCGTTGTCCACGCCGTGGCGTCGCCGTAGGCATTCGCCGCGAGGTTGAACAGGTTGCCGCCCGCGGTGATCACCGTGTTGACGCCTCGATTGATGGAGCCGAGGTTCGCTCCCATCCGCCCGAGAACCGATTGCAGGTTGTAGAGCTGAGGAAGCTGGCTCAAGGCCGCGACCTGGCCGGTCAGCTTGGCCGCCTGTTGGGAGATCGGGTTGTTGGGCAGAATCCCGCCCAACGTTGTGACGTTGGACACTACATTGGCGGTGGAAGCGATCAGTACCTGGACACGCGACTGCACCGCTGCCAGAGGCGTGAGCACCGAGTTAACCGTGCTCTGTACCGCCCCGGCGAATGTCGATACCTGCTGGATGGCCGTGTCAAGCGTGTTCAGCACCCCGGTCAGCGTGCTGTCGCCGATCAGGCCGCCCAGCGTGTTGGCCGTGGTCATGTCGCTGGAAACCAGATCGTCGATGCCCGGGGATGCGGGGTAGATGATCTGGCCAGCGTTGTCCTTCACCACCGTGCAAGTGACCTTGTACGGCACCTGGTAGAAGCGTTCGAAAGTCCCCTGGAAGCGGGTCACGACCACGTCGTATGAGAACGCGTCCCACGTCAGCGTGACCTGCTTGCCAGAGATCCGCAGGCCGTCCAGGTAAAGCGCCCGGTCGACGGCGGTCTGGCCCCGGAAAAGGCCTGACCACTCCAGCGGCATGTCGGCGCGGCCCATGGCGTCGACGACGCGGGTGCCGCCGACCAGCTCGTGCACCACTGTGCGCTGCTCACCGCCGAAGGGGATGCCTTCTGGAATCTCAGTGCCGGAAAACTCCAGGTCGCCGAGTTTGAGAATGGTGTCAGGTTGCATTACCAGCCTCCAGACGTCCCGACCGACGGCATGGACATGCGGCCATCAAAGCGCCCGATGTTGTTCAATGGCTTCAATGCCTCGTTGGCCTGGTGCTCTGTCACGACTTGCGCGACCTTGCGACCGTCCAGATTGATCTGCGTATTGACCTGCACCGGGGAGCTGGACTTCGACCGGATAAACCGATCTTCAGCCGCCAACGCGTCCTTGGCTTCCTGATTTCCGAAGAACGCCAGGGCCTTGGCCATCCCGCGACCGATGCTGTTCTTGGTGCCATCGGACAGGTGGTCATTGATCTTGCTGCCGATGTATTGGCCAGCTTCCCAGGCCGCGAACAGTGCCGCGGCCGTGCCCAGAGCCTTCAACGCCGTGGCCGACTTCAAGAGTGAACCAGCAAGGCCGCCGCCGAGCTGCAAGGCCATGCCGACACCACGGAAGCCAGCGCTCAGCAGCATTACCGTGCCACCGAAGGCCATCGCGCCCGCCAGGCCCAGGAAGGCATACGACAGGGCCTTCACCTTGCCCGGGTTGTCAGTGATCCAGGTGATCAATCCCTGTAACTCGTGGTTGAGCGACTTCAGCGCCTTGGATGCAAGTGGCAGAAGCGTGATCCCCAGCTCGGTCATGGCCGAGACAAAGTTGGTCTTGGCGTTCATGTACTGCTGGGCGACAGACTCGTCTGCGAACTTTTCCTGGATCGAGTCCACCCCGCCATAGCCGGCGAAGGTCTGTCCGATCGAGCGCAGCTGCTGCAGCGCCTGCGGGTCAGCCAGCAGGGAGGCGACACGAGAGCCCTGGGTCCCGAAGGCGTGCTGGAAGTTGCGCATGATGTGCTCACGCGCCAGGCCCTCGGGGTTGCGGGCGAATTCTCGGTCGACGTACTCGGAGAGTGACCCCATCCAGGAGAACGCGTCGAACTTGCCGTCCTTCAGGAATTTGGAGTGTCCCTTGGCGTCGACCATGCCCATTGCACGGAGCGCCTCACCGCTTTTGCCCTCCAGCAGACCGGAGCCGAAGACGCCGGGAATGGTTCGGGTCATAGCGGCGATCAGGTTCGTGCCGCCGCGGCTGCCGGCGAAGCCCAAGCGGTTGAGCAGGGCGGTCAGCAGCACCATCTGCGTGTCGTCGATGCCGAGCGCGGTCTTGGCCATGCCCTGCGAGTACTTCAGCGCGTGACCGACTTCGCCCAGGTCACCCGGAACGATGAAGGAGGCCTTCGTCAGCAGGTCCAGGTAGTTGCCCAGGCTCTTGGGGTCGTACTTCTGGGCCGTGTGGGCCAACCGAATGGCGTCCGAGACGCTCTTGTCGTATGACGTGCCCTTCATCAGGAGCTGCACGTCGGCGAATTTCGCGTACTGGGGCAGCAGCCCCTCGACTTCCTTGGCCCCAAGGCCGGTGCCGCTGGCGACCACCTTGGCCATCTTCGCCACATCAATGTTGCTGAAGACAGTTTGGGAGGCGATCTTCTCGATGGATTTGCGCATCGAGTCCATTTCGCCCACGGTGCCGCGGGTAGCCACCTGCACTCCGATCATCTGCTTTTGCAGCTCGGCAGCCTTGTCGATGGCGTACAGGAAAGGCGCCGCGATGGCCATGGAGCCACCGATTAGGAGCGCGCCACCCTTTGCGGTATCCTTGATCGCGTTCAGCCGAGCCTGGAATGCTTTCGCCGATGCGTCGGCCATGCCGAACTGCTTGGCGATCAGCAGGACACCCGCCGAAACCTCATTGACCAACGTAACCTTGACGGCGACTTTGTAGTTTTCGAACATGATTTATCGCCTTCACACCTGGTTGGCGGACCACATTTCATGGGTCCAGTACCCGCAACTGCGCCGGGTTCGTCAAGCTCCTGCGCCTCGACGTCGCATTTCCTACACCCTGCTGATCTCGTCGGTCTACCTGATCGCTTTGGGCATGTTCATGCTCGCGCGCTCCTGTACATCGCGCACCTCTTCATCTGATCTGCATGTCGTAGCCCAGAGACTGGGCGATCGGGTTCCCTCCCGCCAGACCCAGCACCGCTGCCGCGCCGACAGCCTTCTCGATGTCCTTCTGGTTGCGAAACGCCGCCGGTCCGATGAAGGGCCGCGGCGGGATCGTCTTGGTGCCGAACTCCTGATAGGCAGCAATGTCGGATTTGGAGCCGACCACCGCCTCAAGCCCTGAGACTTCATGCTCGATGGAGTCGCGCAGCTGCCCTTCGCGGAGCAGGGGTGCATCGGACGGGTAGCCCAACCGGGCCTTCTCTGCTTCGGTGGTGTCAGCCAGGGGAGCCCACTCGGGGAATGGACCCGTTGCAGGCTGGTAGTGACCGATTTCGTCCTTGGCCGTGGCCTCGATCTTCTTGGCCACCACCTCCAGGCCTGCGCCCAAGGCGACGACGGTCGCCACCTCGCGGGCCACCAGGTGCGAGGCAAACGACGCCAAGCTGTTGAAATCACCGGACATCAGTCTTTCTCCTTGAAGCGCATGGCGTTCCAGTCGAAATCGCCGCCTTCGAACTCAGACAGCACGATCGAAAGCGCAGCGCGCTCGACCTCGTCAAGGCTGTCCGGTGTGCTGCCGAATGCCAAGTGGAACGGAACCCCGTTTTTCATCAGCCAGCAGGCCGACCGAAATCGGGGGTTCCGACCTAGTTTTTTATGGCAGCCGCTTCGTCAGTGGATTCGACCTGAGCCTGCAGATGCTGCATGACGGCGCTGATGCCCTCCCGGCCCAGGCGCTGGATCAGAGCATCGATCTCACGCTGGGAAGCCGGAGGCATCACCTCGTCGCCGTCGATGCAGGACACCGACACCGCCGGGAACACGTAGCCCAGCATGTAGGTGGTGTTGCTCGCCGCTTCGGCACCGACGATGCGCGCCAGGCGGCTCTCGTACAGCACATCGATCTGCTTGATGGTCAGGCGACGGCCGCGAACGTCGATGGCGACATTGGGATCTGCCGGAGCTTCTTGTGCGACCGATTCCGTCGGGTTGACGGTTACTTTCACTGGGGTCTTGGCCACGATCAGATCACTTTCACGCGGCGCGAGGCCACAAAGCTGAGTTTTTGCTTGACGGTCGCATCACCCGCCCAATCGCCGGCGTCTTCCAGCTTGAGCAGCACGCCGAGATAGCGGTACTGGGTGATCGAGCCGGACACTTCGGTGATGGTCTCGGTGATGGTGACCGAGCCCTCGTTGATGCCGGCGTAGTAGTTCGCCTCTAGACCCGAGAAGTAGTCGTCGACGGTAGAGTCCTGGCGCTCGATGTCGAAGCCGCCCGTCCAGCCGTCGAAGAAGCGCACCGGGCGGGTGATCCCGTCCAGGCCCTTCACGGTTTGGTCCTTGGTGGTCGGCTTGGACGTGAACTTCGTGATGAGGGAGAAGCGCAGCGGGCCCGACGCGCCAACGATGTCGAGCGCAACGTCGCGCCCGACGGAAAAGCCATTGATCGGCATGGGTTGCCTCCAGAAATGAAGAACCCCGCCGAAGCGGGGTGTTACGGGGAAGGGTCAGCCGATCAGCTGGCCGGCGCGGTGTTGGCCCGGTTGATGGTCACGGTCTGGCCCCCTTCCAGGTTGACGATCAGGTACTCGACCACCGACAGGTAGCGCACCTTCACATCGATCTGCAGGTAACCGGCAGAGATGCGCGACGGCGTGTTGTTGCCCAGATCGCACTGCGTCTGGTACGAGTCGATCATCTTCTGCTGGACGAGGCCTTCGAGGAAGTTGTCGACCGTGCTCTTGACCTCGCGCCGCGTCGCGTCCGTGGCCAGCTGGGACTGCAGCCGCCCAACAAACAAGCCCATCGCCGCGTTGAGCGTGTAGGCCAGGAAGTTGGTCATCCGGGTGTAGTTGTCACCGTGGACGGCGAAGTTCGACGAGCTGTTGTGCCCGAAGCGCGCGCCGAACTGGTTGCCGGCGGGGATCGGGTTGGTGATCACGTCGATGCCGGCCAGGGCCAGCGACTGCAGCTCGGCCGACGAATACACCTGGTTGGCTTGGCTCTTCTGGGTGCCGACGACGCCGTAGACCTGCTTGTTCAGGCTCGACTGCTCGGGCGACAGGTTTGCGAGCTTGCCCGCGGAGAAACCCTGCGGGGAGATCGCGCGCACCACGCCGTTGACCGAGTCGTTGACGTACACCCAGTCGCCGAACAGCAGCTTGAAGGCGTAGCTGTCGATGCCGGCCGTGGTTTTGGCCGACACAGCGTTGCTGATGGTGTCGCCAGCGGGGCCAGTGCCCACCATGTAGATGCCTTCGGACATCACCGACTGCCCATAGAGAGCTGAGACTGCCAAGGCACACAGGGG